GGCAGCCTATCAAACCTGTCTTTAGAAAACCACGACATCACAGACTCACCTAGGTTCCTTCTGAGATGACGATACTGAAGGCTAGACACCATAGAACACAGCTGTCCAGACGCCCCATTTTCCCTCAATTGTCTCTGGTATTGATAAAATGACCTAACCCTTGCATTCAGAGTTTCAGAGACGTTGTCATCCACACATCGTGCGATATATTTAACCAAGGGAACTCCTACTGTGTTTCTTAAGTAGAATGTGGAGTTGAACTCAAATAATTCGCCAAAGGTGATAGTGCTCTTCTCCCAACTAGTCCTGACTCCGAACAGCTTGTCAACTGCATTCTTGAATGGCTTGAATGTCTTCTTAAGGATCTGTGCTGATCGAGTTAATTTTTCAACATCATCAGAATTGAGAGTCACAATCATTCCTTCGTCATCAGATGACACCTCAAATGAGATCCTGCAATCGACTCCCATAGAATTGATGAAAGAACTCAGCTTGTCTTTGAGAAACTCCAAGTGACAGACGTGGTAGAGGGATGATGTGTAATGTAAAATGCCTTGCATCATGTTCGTTTTGCAACGAATGTAAGGTTGATCCTTTCCTCCAACAAGGGGTTCTTCATGACCAAGGAACTCTTTCCTCAACCTATTAAGGTTTGCATCTGTGTAGCTGTCTGGATTAATTGTCTTATTGAAGGACTCTAAGAGCTTCTTTGGGAGATACAATTTCTTATCCTCGTGTAATTTCAGTATAGCCTTGATACAGCTTAGCAACTTGTCAGGCACCAACGACTCAAACATCTCAATAAAATACTCATTCTTAAAAAGGTTTGCCCAATTTGTCATGTCTGAGGACATCCTCAGGCTAACAGAGTGTGCACCCCTCATTGAACGACATTCAATGTTGTGCCTTGAAAGAAAGAGTGATTTACTTTCTGGCTTTGTCATCACTTCAGATGGGTGTCCACTACAGATTGATCTCGATATGTCCTCAACATATTTGATTGCGACTCTGAACC